GATTTCTGTTAACTTACAAGGCGACGGAGTTTTATCTGAAACAAACGAATATGAATATGTACGATATTTAGCAGATAAAAGTCCGCTTACGATTGAGCCGATCTTTGTTGATCCTGAGTTCTTATACGTAGAAGCGGTGATTGACGTAACTTATTCTAGAAAATTAACAAGCAAATCTACGTCAGAACTTGAAGCTTTAGTAAGACAGGCTGTTCTTTCTTATAATACTACAAACCTTGATGATTTTGGAAAAACTCTTCGTTCATCAAGACTTATTACCACAATAGACGCATTAGATGAAAGTATACTAGGTTCTGACCTTTGCGTCAATCCTATTATAGAATATGCCCCGATATTAAACTTAACTCTTAATCCTAGTTTTAAATTTAATGAAAAACTTGTAAAACCATATCCGTACCGTGCAGCGTCAGGATTTTCAGATTTTAAACCGTCAATAGTAAGTTCAACATTTACATACTCTGGTATTGTATCTAAGCTACAAGATGATGGTGCAGGAAATATGAGAATTATTAATACAAGCACAACTAATCCTGAAATTATCAATCCTACTATTGGAACTGTTGATTACACAACAGGTGAAATTAAATTAATTAATTTTGCAGTAGAATCTTTTTCTGGCGACGCAATTAAAATATATGCGGCTACAACTTCTTCAAATGTCACTGCACCAAAGAGTAGAATTTTAACAATAAGAGATGAAGATATTCTTATTAACTTTATAGAGTCAAAATCATAATGGCTATAGATAAATTAATTTCGTTTCATATTGAGAGACAGTTTCCTGCAATATATCGTGAGGATGGTCAAGAACTTGTGCAATTTGTAAAAGAATATTATAAATTCTTAGAAACAAACACAAGCCAATCTTTATATAATGGAAGAAGAATATACGAGTATCGTGATATTGATACTACGCTTGAAAGAATGCTATTATTCTTTAAAAATAAGTACCTTGCCGATCTTATTTTTGATGATACTACAATTCGTATTATTGTAAAAAATATATTAGGTCTTTATAGACGCAAAGGTACAAAAGACGGTTTAACTTTATTCTTTCAACTTTTTTATAATGAAACAATAAAAGTATATAATCCATCACGAGATATGTTACGTCCATCGGACTCGGAATGGAAAAAAGGCCGCTATCTTCAAATGTTTCCAAATGACGGAATATTCACGTCTACAAGAAACAGCCTACAATATACTTATCAAGATATTATAGGTAAAACGATTATAGGTGAAGCTTCAGAAGCAAAAGCTGTTGTTGATAAAATTAATTTAATTATTCTAAATAATTCAATTGTTCCTATTGTGTTTATTAATGATATAACTGGAAATTTTATAGGACTTGAAGGTATTGTCTCGGTTATAAACGGCATACCTGTAAGATTTGGAACTATAGACGGATCTTTATCAAGCATAGCAATTGACAATAACTTTAGAGGAACGCTTAATAATAACATTGGTGATATTGTAACTTTTAAGAGTGTTTCAGATTCAATAGGAGGTCGCGGATTAGTTACAAACGTAACCACTGAATTTACTGGAGTTGTTAGTTATGAAGTTGCGGACGGCGGTTGGGGATATTCAGTTGACTCAACAAAGTTATTAGTATCTAACCAAGTTATCTTCATGGATAACTCAGCTTTAAATTTTACGATTCTAGAAAAGCTTGTAGACACAAATGGTAATACTGGAGTTGTAATAGGCCAATCAGATTTGCTTGTAGCAGTTAAAGCCGATGCAGGAAAAGAGTTTTCTGATAGCTATGTTATTTCTACTGTTGACCGCACACCAAATGTTACACTTAATTCTTTATCAGGAAGTACTGCTATAAGAGTTGTAGCAAAAAATGACACATCACCTGGTAATCTTTATCCTGATACATTAAATGCTAGCGACGTTAAAGTTGGCGAACTAAAAAATACTGAAACCGTGTCACTCATTTTTGATGTGATAGGAGATTTTACGAGTGTCCCTCTTAATTCTTCAGATTATAATACAGTTCCTCCGGCAGTAAAAGCAATGACAGGAACGGCTTCACCTGTTACTTTATCCACACCGTTAAATACAGCATTTGACTTAAGTAGTGTTGACCTTGGAACAATTGTAAGATTTGATAATATAGATCCAGGCGCCGATTATGAAAACGATGTATATTCTGTGGCTTATGATACTCGAGTTACTTTGTTTGAAAGAAAACCGCAAGAAATTACTTTACAAAACATTCCAGCTACATTAAACATTGGGGATGAAGTTACACAAAGTAGCGTTGGCGGAAAAGTTATCGCCATACAAGATACTACAATCACAATAGTACCATATTCATATTATGGATTTAATTCTACGGATCCAATTGTATTTGGTGGAGAAAATTGGCCTATAGTTGCTCTATCTACAAAATTCAATTCTATTAATTTTGCAGGATATAATGCTACTATAGATTCTATAACTAATTTTGGTATAGGAAGAATTGTAAACGTAGACATTATTGATTCAGGATATGGATATCTTCATAACGAAATTGTTGATGTAATAGATTCTGCCGGACGAACTGCGGCGAAAGGAACAATATCTGCTAGATCTCAAGGTTCAACTGGAGGATATTGGGCTTCTTTAGATTCTCATTTAAATGGTTATTCAAATAAAAATGGTTTGTTGGAATATTTTGACTCAGGAAAACGTATTCAAGATAGCGAATATTATCAAGAGTATTCATATGAAGTTCAATCAAAACTTGGTATAGAACAATATGAGGAAAATTTAAAAGAAATAACTCATGTGGCTGGTACAAAATTATTTGGGAGATTTAACCTTGAAGATAACATAGAATCTAAAGCAGATTTGGATCAAGCAGTAATAGTTTTTGATGGTGTACCTCCGCCAGAAATTCCAGTAGGCGTTACAGCCGAAGCATCCATAAGATATGTGACTGCGGATACGAATAAAGTAACTACAGACGGATTTGTAGAAGGTCAAAGCTAATAATAGTAGATAAATAAATTAAACTCTAAAGCGAGAAAAAAGAAATGGCAAAACAAACTATTAATATTGGTACCACCGTAAACGATGGCACAGGTGATCCGTTAAGAACTGCGTTTGATAAAGTAAATGATAACTTTGACGAACTTTATGCCACTAGCGCATTTTCTGGAAGTTATACCGATCTTACTAACAAACCTACTTCAATAACAAGCTTTGGTATTACAGATAGTACAGCAGGTTATGTTTTAACAACAGATGGATCTGCTGGATTTACGTTTCAAACTAAGTTTCCAAGTAGAACAACCGCCACAAAAACAACGGCTTCACTTGCTAATAATGCGCAAGGAAGTATAGATATTACAGGATTTAAATCTTATTCACTTATGTCTATTGAAACAGATCGTGCAGCATGGGTAAGACTATACACAACAGCTGCAGCAAGAACTGCGGATACATCAAGAACACAAGGAGTTGATCCAGATCCAAATGCAGGAGTTATTGCGGAAGTAATTACTTCAGGTGCATCAACGGTTGCATTTACTCCGGCAGTACTTGGATTTAATAACGAATCAACCCCTACAACAGTTATACCAGCTTTAGTTAAAAATCTTTCTGGTTCAACTTCAACGGTTCAAGTAACACTTAAACTTCTGCAGTTGGAGGACTAAATGAAAAAGACGGTTAACGTAGTTCTTGTCGAAGGTACCGACGAAGACGCGTTTATTGCGTCTTTTGAAACAAATGAAAATGTTGAACTTAAGAACCCAATTCGTTCTATTCCAACTCTTTTAACTATGCGTGTTGAGGAAGATTATATTGATACCTTTAAAGAAGACGAAAGAATAAGTGCTGTTGAAAAAAATGATTTTATTCCAGTTCCTTATGGTCTTACTTATGAAACTCAAACAGGAACTGTTGTAACAGAACGAACCGATATATTCAGCGCAAGTAATAACGGTACATCGTATATGCCTTTGCAGTTGTATGATGATGTTGATATACAACCGCAGACAACGATAGTTGGAAATGACCCAGACGACGATGCAAATCAATTAGCGGATGTAGATTATTATTCAGCGTTTTTTGGTAAAAATGTTGACTTTGTTGCCCTTGAAGTTGGACCTGTAACTTCATCATATAACAATTATCAAACAGATCCACATCCAGATTTTACTGATCCGGACAATCCAACTAATTCTAGATTTATACCAACAGATTGGCCTGATCTTGAAGCACCTGCAAACAAACAAGCTACAAACGGAAATTATTTTACATCTCATGGCATTGGTGTATTAAGTGCTGCTGCAGGTAGATATTGTGGATTTGCAAAGAAAGCAAATATGTATATGGTTTCTTTAGAAGGTGATGATAGTGATCCTATAGAGTGCATAAACGCAATTATTTCATGGCATAACAGCAAATCAAACAATCCTGAAACCGGCGTACCAAATCCAACAATATTAAATAACAGCTGGGGATATAATACTACTCATTATTGGCTTGTTGAAGTTGATGATATTGATTCAATAGAAACACCGGCAGGAACTGTAAACAGACCAGGATCTTCTTGGGGTACAGATTTAAGTCCTTTTGTTGATGCAAATATGTTACCAGTCCGTTTAAAAAGATCTGATAATACTTGGATATGGGCAATATCATTTCATATCAATCCTACATACACCGCATTAAAAACTGCTATGGATGCAGCTTGGGATGCTGGTATTACTGTTGTTAATTCAGCAGGAAATGCCGGATCTGTATACGCAAAGTCTGACGATGCTGAATTTAATAATCTTTGTAGAACGTCCGCAAATCCACTTACTTATTACACAAGAACAATTAATTCATTCAGTCAAGTTACGGCAGTTACAAACAACACAACAACTTTAGGAAATTTAACTTGGTATACTCATCGTTTATATGGTCCTGCAGGATCTACAAGAAATAAAGCGATTGATGTTGCGGCAGGACAAAATTCTCAAAAATATCCTATTCTTGATAATTATTCAACTAGAGGAAAAGGAATTGATATAATAGCAAAAGGCTCTGATAGCTATAATGCATATCCTGTATATACAATGGCCGACGGAAAGTGGGGTTACTTTGGTGGAACATCATGTGCTGCTCCTAATGTTTCAGGAAAAGCTGCTTGTGAAATGGAAAAATATTTTTATTATAACGGCAGTTGGCCAACGAATAGCCAAGTAAAAGAAATATTACTTAATCAAGCAAAAGCCGAAGTGTATGGAGTTGAAAGTACTGATTGGTCTGCGGTAGGCAGCGCCGATACTGGCTTTACGACAACAGAAGACGAAGACGGTGATACTCTTGCAAAGATAGAAGTAGGAACCGCAATAAACGGCGGAATAGGATATTCAGATTTAATTGATACTACAACATTAACATCATTCTTTAATGCACAAGGGTTTAATAGATCAAATACTACAGGCTATAGACCAACAAGCGGTGGCGTATATCCTAGACCACGCATTAAAAGATAATGAATAAATATAAAACAAAAAAAGAAACGAACGAAGGTAAAAAATGGCAACTATTGTAACAAGCAGTTATAGGACTGATTTAACACGCCTGTTCGTGAGCGATGTATCCACGAGTGATTATTATCTTTTTGTGTCGAGCACGGCAAATACAAGTGTAAGCAATAGTCAAGAGTCTAAAAGAGAATTTTTGGAAAAGACTTTATTTGGTAAAAAGATAGATCCTGATGATGTTTTTTATATGACAAAAAATTATCCTTGGGAAATTAATAAAGTATATACACAATATGATAATGCGGTTGATTTATCGGATAAGCAATACTATGCTGTAGTATATCCAGAAAATAACCAAACTGGTGATTATAGGATATATAAATGCTTATTTAATAATTACGGTGCTCAATCTATTAATCCTCCGAATTATAGTGCATCAACTCCAAATCAAATATATGAAATGGCCGACGGATACATATGGAAATATATGTATGAATTAAGCGTATCTGAATTTGATAAGTATAACACTATTGGTTATATTCCTATAATTGAAGATGCAAGCGCAAACACAGCAAGCGCAAATACCGGTACGTCATCAGCAACAAGCACAATAGATCAAGTATTTGTTTTAAATGCAGATACAAATAAAGGATATGAAAGCGTATCCGGCGCAATATATCAAGTAACCCGCGGAAATGAAAATACAGTATCTATTACAGGTCCTGCGGGGGCGTTTTCGGAAATTGAAAATTATTATTCTGGATATACTCTTTATGTAACAAACACAACTACAAGTGTATCAAAGCTCTATACTGTAAATACATATGAATGGGATAATACAAACCAAAGAGGAGTTGTAACCCTTAATGAAGGTACTCCTATTGATGGAGTTTTAACAAACTCTGCTAATTATCAACTTACTCCAAAAGTTCTTATTACTGGAAACGGTACAGGTGCTTCAGCTATACCAATTATTGATTCAAATGGAACAATTACCAAAATAAGAGTAATTAATCGCGGATCAGGTTATACAGATGCATCCGCGAGTGTCGTAGATCCATATGCATTTAATCCAGATTCTATTGCTTCACAAGATACAAGAGTTGTTCTAAAACCTATTCTTTCACCAAAAGGTGGGCATAATGCAAACTTGGTTGATGAATTAAATAGTAAGCATGCTCTTACATTTATTGGATTGGATAATTTTGATAACGATATTATACCAACATCAAATCAATTTGCAAGTGTTGGTATTGTTAAAAATCCAGAGTTTAAAGTATTTCCAAATCCATCAGTATTTGATAATAGAATAGAACTTATTTTTGATTCGCATTCTTTATCAGTAAATGATGTAATCACACAAATAGAATCTGCAAATACATCAAGTGATTTTTATAATAAAACTAGATTTTCAGGAAAGGTGCATGCAATTTCAGGAGATGTGGTTAATATATGTGAATATATGGGGCCGTATCCTAATGATGCGCCTGACGTTGCAAACACGGATTTTAGTGATGTTTCTCTTAAGATTAGTTTACCATTATTATCTCCAGACAGTGAAACATTAACGATAAATACAGATAACAGTCCGGCATATCCTTCAGGTTATGATTCTTCAACCTATCCAGGATTTGCCCTTTCATCATACGTCCAAAGAACCGGTGAAGTTTTATATATGAATAATTTCACATCGGTGTCAAGAACAGCAAACTCAAAAGAACAATTCAAAATACTTCTTGAATTTTAAGGAAAACACTAAATGCCTATTAACAGAGACTTAAATGTTGATCCGTACTTCGATGATTATAATTTAGAAAAACAGTTCTATAGAGTTCTGTTTAAACCTTCATATGCAGTACAAGCAAGAGAACTAACTCAGCTTCAAACGGTTTTACAAAATCAAATAGAACAATTTGGAGATCATATTTTTAAAGAAGGCAGCATCATTAAAGGTGTTAACTTTACAGAATTAGACACTCTTAAATATGTAAAAGTTACAAACACAGGCGGGTTTGATCCAACCTCTTATGTTGGTTTTCAAGATACAATAACTATTGGTGCCACAACATATAAAAGAGATAATTCTTATGAGCTTAGAGGGACCGTATCAGGAGTAAAGGCGAGAGTTGTTGCCGCGACTCGTGGGTTTGAAACAAGAAATCCAGATCTAAATACTTTTTATATTGATTATACGAATACATCATCAGGAAACAAAGTATTTCAATCTGGTGAACTTCTTAACGTATATAAAATTAGCGAATATGAAGTAGGTTCAACAACAAATAGGTCTGAAACATTATCAGCTACAATTAACGTCACAACTTTTTCTGGTGCTACAGGTAATTCTTACGGTTTACGTACGTCTCCTGGTATTATATACCAAAAAGGTCATTTCTTATATGCTGAAGAGCAACTTGTTATTATTTCAAAATATACAAACAGTCCTACTGACGTTTCCGTAGGATTTATAGTTCAAGAAAATGTAATTAATGCGTTTCAAGATGCGTCTTTGTATGATAACGCAAACGGATCTTCTAATCAAAATGCCCCTGGCGCAGATAGACTTAAACTTGTTCCAGTTCTTACTGCAAAAACAACTTCAGAGGCTGACGCAGATACTACATTCTTTACTCTTAAAAAATATTCAAATGGTAATGCAATTCTTGTTCGTGATGTTGCACAATATCATGTTCTTGGAGAAGAAATGGCTCGTCGGACGTATGAGGAGTCAGGCGATTATGTTGTTGAAGATTTTAAAACCAAAGTTATTAAAAGAGACTCAAGCCTAAAAGCTGCTGTTGGAAAAGGCATTGCATATGTAAAAGGTTATCGTGTTGAAAACCGCGCTGAATTATTTCTTGACGTAGATGATATTGCAAATACTTCAGTAGGTGAAAGAACAAATCAGGCGGTGTCATTTAATTATGGATCTTATTTAAATATTATTGCGCCGTCTACAGGCAGTGCAGTAGGAACCGTAGATATAAGTGATTTTTCAACTGTAACTTTAAAAGATGAAGCTTCAAGTGCAGCTGGTACAGCAAGAGTAAGAAACGTTACAGACTCAAAAATATTCTTGTTTGATATAAGACTTAATTCCGGGTCAAAAATTAAAGACATAGAAGAAATATCAGGAACCGATGGTAGTTTATTTGTAGCAAACAATTCAATAATTCAAGATGCAAGCCTAGGTGCAATGATTTTTGATACTGGGCAAATTGGAATTAAAACAACATCTAATTTGTCTATACCTGTAAGAGCTCAAAAGGCTTTAACAGGACAGTCTGGTACATCTGTAACTATATCTCCTGCAGCCGGTGAAGATTTTGGTTTAACAAACGATGATATATTATATGTTGACGATAACAATCAAAAAATAAATGTATCAAGTACTTCAATAGTCGGTTCCGATCTTGTTCTTTCTCTCGGTGCTTCTACTACAGCGGCCGCAGACGTTTATTATAATAAAAGAATTACAAGTGCAACACCATTTACAAAAGCGTCAGCGGATTTATACGTTAAAGTTACATTTGCCGCGGCGGATGCAACTGGGCCAGCAAAATATAATCTAGGTTTCCCAGATGTATACGAAATCACTTCTATTACTGACTCAGGTGGTGCAGACGTTAAAAACAGTTTTAGATTAAGAACAAATCAAAGAGACAATTATTATGATCATTCTTATATAGAATATATACCAGGTAGACCAATTCCTGCTGATGGTTTAATGACAGTTCGTATGAATGCATTTAAATTAAATGATACAACTGGTGATTATTTCTTTACAGTAGACAGTTATCCAACAAGTGTTGCAAAAAACAAAGTTCCTCTATTTACTTCACAAAGCGGTAAAACTTTCAATCCTTTAGATTGTTTAGATTTTAGACCTTATGTTGAACCGGTTGCAGGAGCAACTTATACAAATGCTGCGGTGGTAGGTACCGCTCCTACAGTAAGTAGTGCAGCAACAGGTGTAAACCTTGCTCCTTCATTTAGTGCATCATATGAAATACTTACACCTGCCTTAAATCAATATGCACAAATTGATTATGAATACTATTTGGGTAGAACGGATATTGTAACTGTTGACACATATGGAAGCATTCAAATCGTAAAAGGTGCTGAAGCTGAAAATCCAATTCCTCCAAGGATTACTGGAGATCAATTTAAAATAGCAGAAATTTTTATTCCTGGGCAAACGGCTCTTAGCCCAGATGAAGCACAACAATCTGGACAAGAAAGATATTCTGTTAAGATAGTTCCTAAAGGTATTAAAAGATATCGTATGAAAGATCTTGAGAATATTGAAAGAAAAATAGATGCTTTAAAATATTATGTTCTCCTATCTGCTCTTGAATCGGAAACACAAAATCTAAACATTACAGATGAAAACGGATTATCAAGATTTAAGAACGGTATTATCGTAGATCCATTTAACGATTTAAGTATTGCAAATCTTAAAGATGCAGAATATAAAGCTGCTATTGATTTTGCGGAAAGGTCTCTTACTCCTGCAGTTAAAGCGTATCCGTTAAAACTTAAATATAGTACTTCTTCAAATGCAAGCATATTCCCTTCAACTCTAAATGCTAAAGTTGCGACTCTTTCAAGAAATACTGATATTTCAATTATTTCTCAACCATACGCAACAGAATTTAGAAACTGTGTAAGTAATTTCTATAACTATCGTGGCGTAGGTGTTCTTTCGCCAGAATATGATAACGCACCAGATACAATTGGTGATCCTTTGAATATAGATATAGATCTTGTAACACCTTTCCAAGAGTTTGCTGCAGCAATTCAAGAATTCCAACCAATGACTTCGTTTGATCCATCACAGAGTTCAGTCTTTAATGTGACAAACCAAGGTCGTACCGAAATCACTACATGGTCAGATCAGGTTACCTTTTTAGAACCCACAGGTGAAGTAAGAAACACAGCGGCAGTTGGTGATTTTGTTACAAACACTCGTTTTCTTCCTTATATGAGAGCACGTGATGTAAATGTTTATATGGGCGGCCTACGTCCAAACACAGTACATTATTTCTTCTTTGATGGTGTGGCTGTAGATTCATATATTACACCTGGTACAGAAACAAATGATCCTGATTCAATACAACGATACGGATCCGCCGGTGATACAATAACATCAGATGCAAACGGAATTATTCGAGCTGTATTTAGCTTGCCTGCTGAAACTTTTTATATAGGTGATAGAAGATTAGAAATTACAGACGTTAATTTATATTCGTCAATTGACTCAGCTGCAACTTCTTACGGCGAGGTTACATATAGAGCATATAACTTCTCCGTTGAAAAATCGTCTTTAACACGCACAACCCGTACTCCAGAAAGTATGACTACTACTCGTACAGTGACAAATAGAACGACTACAAGGAGAACAGGTGGTAAAGATCCAATTGCACAAACATTCTATATTAAGAAAGGGATGGGCTTAGGATCTGATACTGTTTTTGCTTCAAAACTTGACGTTTATTTCAAAAGAAAAAGCACTGTAAATGGAGTAAATGTTGAACTAAGAGAAGTCATTAATGGTTATCCGTCAAGTTATGTAATACCATTTTCAAAAGTTCAGCTTTCACCGGCACAAGTTAATACTTCAGACGATGCATCAATTGCAACTACAATTAGCTTTAAAGCACCTGTTAGACTTGATGTAGAAAAAGAATATGCATTTGTAGTTATGCCTGCTGGTTCCGATCCAGATTACTTAATCTTTACGTCAAAGGTTGGAGGTACAAACCTTGTTCCCGGAGATAACTTTGGATCTGGTGTAATACAAGACTGGGGTGATGGTGTTTTATTTACATCAACAAACGGTACAGCTTGGTATTCTTATCAAGATGAAGATGTTAAATTTAATTTATATCGCCATAACTTTAGTGCTTCTTCTGGTTCAGTTACACTTATTAACGACGATCATGAATTCTTAACAATAGGAACCACGAACGGAACGTTTAATAGTGGAGAAATGGTATACAAACTAGAAACTAAAGATGCTGCTACGAGTGCAACGCTTAGTGTGGTAACAGGAAACACTTATCTTACTGGTACGGCTGTGTCTTCAACGTATTCTGCCGGTGATTATGTACTCCTTAATGATGGATCAACGAATAAGCAAATCTTTAATATTGTAAGTTCAAATTCAACCGTTGCAATTGCCGATAGACCTGCGGCATTTACAGACAGTGTCACTGCCACGCCAGTTACGATTGGTAACTTAGTTCATTATGATAGAAAATATCCTGACTTTTTCATACTTGAAAAATCTTCAGCAAATGCAACAAGAAAATTTGCAGCATCCGATGATATTATTGGATTTGATAGTACGGCAAATGCAGCGATCACATCAGTTGATAATATTAACTTTAGTTATATGCAACCGTTTGTTAACAGAACAAATGATAGTGTAACAAGAACTCCTAGTATAACTGGTGAATTTGTAGATCCAGCTGTTACAACAAATACTTATACTAAAGACCTTGCTTTTGGTGAGAATGCAACATTTAGCCGCAAAGGTATGGTCGTATTTAGTAAATCAAATGATGTTACACGAGATAAAGGATTTAAGTTTACTGTGTCTATGACTAATGGCGGAAACGTTACATCATCTCCATTTGTAGATATTGAAACTGCTAATGTTCTTGCATATCAATATGACATTACAAACGTTTCTTCAACTACTTCAAAATATATATCAAAAACGGTTGAGTTGGTTGAAAACTTAGATGCAGAAGATCTTCAAGTATATGTTACGGCCTATAGACCTGTTGGCACGGACGTTAAAGTATTCATTAAACCACAAGCAGCAGACGATCCTGCAACATTTGAAACAAATAGCTGGATTGAATTAGAAATTACACAAGGTGTGAATCAATACTCTTCAGTAAGTAATCTAAATGATTTTAGAGAATTTGTTTATGCTGTACCAAGTTCTGCAAAAACAAATGGTGTAATTACATATACAAACGATATTGGAACGTTTGATGCTTATAGAAGATTTGCAATTAAAATAGAATTACATTCTGAAAATATTTATAAAGCACCAAGATTATTGGATTATAGAGGGATAGCATTAACATGATACGTCAAAAAGAATCTAAAGCTCTAGTAAATGATAATATTGCGGCGCTCAATAAATATAAAATAGAAAGAGATAGAATACGAAAGATAGACGATCTTTCAAAAGAAGTACGTGAAATAAAAGTTGTACTTGCGTCTGTTTGTAAAAAATTAGAAAGTATAGAAAGCATATAAGATATGGCAAAAACTGGCATAAATCAGGTTACGACCGCACAAACATTTCAAACTTGGTTAGATCGAACTAATGAAATAGTAAATATCATTGGAACGGATGCCATGACTGCATCTTCGCTTGGAGATACTACAACAGGAAATGCTACATTAGTCGGTGATTTTACTGCAAACACGGTAATAGCTGAAGATTTATTTAGAGCGGATAATATATCACCAAGAAGCGGTTCAACATCTATTGCTGTATCTGCACCTGTTAATATTACAACTGCTTTACAAAACGTGCATACACATACAAGTACAGCAGGACCAAGAATACTTCTTTCGTCAGGCTCGGTAATATGGACAACCGGATTTAATAATACAACTGATAATAATTATATTTTAAACACAGGATCTGGCACAACTAAATTTTCGCTTACTCCTGCAGGTAATTTAACTACTGCTGGTAGCATCACTGCAGGAACTGGAGGTTTTATTGGAAACGTTACCGGTGACGTAAGTGGACAAGCAGGTACTGTTGCTGCATTCACAGGTAGGAATACAGATGATTTATCAGAAGGTTCAGCAAATCTTTATTTTACAAATGCGCGTGCTAGAGGAGCAATATCAGCTGGCACTGGAATAACGATTACAAACGGACAAATCTCGATTGGCCAAGCGGTTGCGACTACAAGCATTGTAAATTTCCTCCAATTAAATGTAATTCGTCAAACCAATATTAATCTTCCAAGTACAAATACTCCTTGGTTTAGCCAAATGAATATGATTTCTACGTCCGGTACTTCAGGATCTGATGCTACAAACGCCGGAATTATTAGTGTAGATGGCGAAGATTTTGTTAAGCTTATTCTTTCTTATGATCCAAATACGACAGATCCAGATGCGCCATATAATTCAGCACCTAAAGGAATGACAACACTGTTCTATGGTGACATGCAAATCAGTGATGCGTCCGCAGGCGTTGGTAATCTCGCGCCAACAAAAGCAAAATTTATTGTTAATTCTTCAGACGCCGCCGAAGGTAATATTTTTGCATCAGGTAATATTACAGCTTTTGCTACAATATCAGATATGCGTCGCAAGGAAAATGTTGAACGTATTACAGGCGCAATCGAAAAAGTATCACAGATAGGCGGATATACATTTAACTTTATTAACGATGATAGAAGAATGACGGGTGTAATCGCACAAGAATTAGAAAAAGTATTACCTGAAGCGGTATATGAAACACAGGATCCAAACACGAAAGAGGATATAAAAGCAGTTCATTATGGAAACGTAGTTGGTTTATTGATAGAAGCAATTAAAGATCTAAAAATGGAATTGGACGATTTAAAGAATGCCAATTAGTACAACATCAATAAGTTTAGAAGGTATAGCAACGGAATTTGGTGGAGCTATACCGCACGGCCTTAATGAATATTATCGTGGCGGTGGTATAGTTGCTC